GCGCATGCCGAGCGTCGGGCTGCGGATCGGCGAAGGCATCGCGGCCACGAGCCCGCCCTCGGCGAACCCGGGCATCGCCTGCAACGCCTGCATGCCGACGCGGTTGAACGATTCGAGGAAGCTCAAGGCGCCCGGCTGACGCACCACCTCGGAGCGCGCCACGAATTCTCCCGCGTGGACCAGCCCAGCCGGCTGGTGCTTCCCGCCGGCGCCCGTGAAGCCGCCCTCATCAAATCCCGGGATGCGCTTGGCTGTGATGGCGACTTCGGACAGGCCGGACGTGCCGCCACCACCCCCGAAGATGCCGCCCAGGATACCGGCCGCGGTGCCGAGCCACCCGCCGCCGCTACCCGTGCCGCCGGTGCCGAAGATCTTCTCGGCAATCTGCGCGGCGATCGCCTCGGCGGCCATGCGCTGCAGCATCTTCGCGAACGAGTCGGCGAGCCCCTCGAGTCCGTTCTCGAACGGATCGAAGATGAAGTCCGACAGGATCCCCTGCACGCTGCGGCTGGCCTCCTCAAAGAACACGCTGAGCTTCTCCTGCTCTTTCTCCGGGAAGATCCGCTCGGCCGTGATGGTGATTGGCTCGAGTCCCTCCATCTCGAGGCGGGCGAGCGCCGCGGCGGCCTGGTCGGCCAGGTTCGGGTAGGTCGCGGCGAGCTGCTCGAGCGCGTACTTCGTTTCCTGGTATTGCGCGATCTGCTCTTCGACCGGCGTGCGCAGGCCTTCGATCGCGGCAATGCCCGCCGCGTAGATGTCCTGGTACGCCTTCGCCTGATCCTGCAGAGCGTCGGCGGTCTCGCGTGCGGATCTCGCTGCCGCCTTGCCATCGTCGCCCGTGCCGAGCCCGTAGGGAACATTCGGCACGTTCGGCACGGGCGCAACGAACGGTGCCTCGACGTTCTGACCATAGTCCTTGAGCAGGCCCTGCAGCCGCTTCAGCTCGGCCTGCAGCTCATCCTCGGACCACCACTCGACGATGCCCTCGCGACCGAAGAACCGCAGCCGCTCCGAGGGGTTTTCGAGCGCCGATTGAACCTTGGCGATGTCCTGCTCGATCCGGACCGTGTCGCCCGCGGCGGCGCCGAACCGGATCGCGGCGAGCTCCTCGGCCAGGAAGCGCGTCGTGTTCAGCGTGTCGGCGATGAACTTCGTCGCCGTGGACGCGCCGCGGATCAGCGTCGAGAACAGCGCTTCGGCGCCCGCCTTGGTCTGCGGATCCATCAGCACATCCGACAGTTCGTTCAGCGCTTTGGTGGCCGCCGGCACGCCGGTGTTGACCTCGAGCAGGTCGCCGAAGGCGTTCTGCACGGATTTGAGCGCGCCGCCGAACGTGTCGCGGATGGCGCGCGCCTGGCCGCCGAACTGGACGCCCAGTTCCCGGATGATGATCTCTTGGGCCTTCGCGACCTCACCAGTCTCGACGAAGGTCTTGATCAGGTCCTTCTGCGACGCTGTGAGCTGGATCCCCGATCGCTGCAGCGCCGTGGCGCCCTTCACGGGGTCGTTCAGCGCCTTGCCGACGAGTAGCGCCGCAGACTGTAGATCCATGCCGAGCGCCGTCGAGAGGTCGAGCACCGCCTCGGTGGCGGCCGTGAACTGGTCCCCGCGGACGTTCGTGAACGTGAGCAGCACGGCCTGCATCGCCACCACGGCGTCATCGCCGAAGGCCGTGACGCGCTGCAGCTGGCCGGCGACCTGCTGCAGCTGCTTCGAGGTGAACCCGGACACGCCGCCGGTCGACTTGAGCACTTGCTCGAGCTTGGCCGTCGACTCCTCGGCCTCGATCGTCGCCTGGACGATCTTACTGAACCCGACGCCGGCAACGAGACCCGTGACGACGCCCTGCAGCGTGCGGAACCCGGACTGCATCTTCCGGGTGAGCTTGTCCATCTCGCGCGTCGCCTGGTCCGCGCCCTGCTTGAATCCGCCCATGCGGAGCAGGAGGTCGACGGTGAGGCTGCCCAGACTGCGAGTGGCCATTACTTCTTACCTGAGAGGATTTTCATGACGTCGTCGATCGAACCCGGCTCCTGGCTGTCCTGTGTGTGCGGCATGAAGTCGACCTGCCGCGCGTGCCCGCCGAGCGCGTTATTGATCGCCGCGGCGATGAGCGCGAAGCCCCACTCGAGGCGTGTGCCCATGTGGAGCGACCCGCGTCGCGCCAGATAGGCTGACCACTGCTGAGCCTCGACGAAGGACATGCGCTCCTTGGCCTCCTCGATCGTCCTGCCGCCGACTCCGTTCAGCACGAGCTCGTGCCAGAACTCATCGGCGGCTGTCAGTTTTTTGAGGAGGCCTCGCCGCCGTTGACGGCATTGATTGCACCGGTCAGGACCTCGGCCAGGGACGGATCGAGCGCCTCAGCCTCGGCGTACGACAGTCGCTCGGTGCCATCCTCGCCGAGCAGCACGGCCTCGCTGATCACCAGCGCACGCTGGCTGATCCCGGGGCCGCCGCCGGTGACCGCGGCGCGGGCCGCGGCCTGGATGCGATCGATCACGCCGCAGGAGACCTTGCGGATGAACACCGTGAAGGTATCCGTGACCTCGGTGCCGTCTTCGGTCACGTGAGTCCAGGACACTTCCCGTTTCTCGGGCACGGACGGGACGAACCCGCCCTTCTCCCTCAGCGTTTTCAGATCCATGCCGGCCTCGGATCAGACCTTCGGGTGCAGAATCGGGAAGTCCGACACCTGGACCGAGATATTGCTGCTGACGACGCTGTTCAGCGCGAAGTCAAACGGTAGGTCGCTGATGTAGGCCTCGAATTCGATCCAGGAGCGGCTGGTCGGCAGGTTGAACTGGCCGCCCGACGCGCCCGACGGCGGCAGGGTGCCATCCGACCAGCCGAGCGCCCACTGCAGCTTCGTGCCGGCGCGATAGAGTTCGTGCATGCGCACGTGGCTCGCGTCGCTGGTGTCGAAGTTGATCGTGAACGACGCGGCACCGGGCGTCGCCATGCCGGGCTCGTAGGTGCGGGCGTCCGAGTCGAGACAGGTCGTCTCGATCTGGTCGCGCGCCGCGGTCAAGCCCGTCATGCCGGTGATGCAGCCGACCGTCGTGATGACATCGCCGTCCGGGTCGATGAAATAGAGCTTGGTGCCCTGGGTTTTCATGGCCATCGAAAATACCTCTCGTCAGCAGTGGTCTGTGGTCGAAAAAGGTTGGTCAGCGATCGACGATCCAGTCGACCGTGAAGGACTTGCGGTAGGCGCGTGTTTCCTGGTCGCGGCCCTCGCCATCCCATGAGACGACGTGCGCCAGGGCCTCGAGCACGGCGACGAGGACGTCGCTCACCTCGCGGGCCTCGGCCGCCGTCGCCCCGTACACGTCCAGGTGTGTCGTGATCGCATCGGCGTCCGGCGCCGCGCCGAGATAGTTCTCGGGCTCGCCGCTGCCGATCGCCCACACTGCGTACGGCAACACGGCCTTCTGCGGCGCCTCGCCGAACGGGTACAGGCGCAGGCCGGTCGCGTCCTCGAGCAGTCCGGAGACGCTCGAGTCGCCGGCGCAGGCTTCAAACAGGGGTGGGTTCATTGGGTGTCAGCTTCTCGATCTCGCGCTCGAGGTACTCGGCGAGCAGCCCCTCGATGAGCTGCGCGTTCTCCTGCAGCGCCGGCACCAGGAACTCCTGGGCGCTCGTGCGCTGGGTGCCGAGCTCGAGGAACCGCCAGTACCAGGTGTCACCGCCCGGGTTGTTCTTGCTCCCGGCGGTCTTGTACGTCCGGCCCACCCGCTGCTCGCGTCGGTTCTGGCGGGTGTTGGCGTACTGCTTCGCCCCGCCCATCACGCCGAGCCGCATGACGACGCCGCCGATGCGCTTGCCCTGGCGGCTTGAATTCTGGATCGCGACGTTGCGCCAGATCTTCTCGCCGCTCGCCGGGTCATCGAATCCGCGAGCCGACGCCCGTGCGGCGTTCAACGCCACACGCATCGCAAGCCGCGAGGCACGCACCGCGCCCTTTCTCTGCAGCTTGTCCGGCAGCGCGCTCAGGCGATTGATGACGTCGCCCTTCGCCGTGATGCTGACATCGATGTCGAACGGGCTGGAGCCGGGCCGGCTGAGCGAGCGGCCCCTCGCGCGCAGCAGTTGCGTCGCAAAGTTAGCCATCGTTCACGCCTTCGCTGCACGGGATCGTCAGGTACACCCGCCCCGAGCCCTTGTCGGCCAGGAACCCCTGCGGGTTATAGATCCGCTCGCCGTGCTTGATGCGCATGTCGGCGGTCAGCCCGTCCATGTGCCGGATCGTGATGCGGGTCGTCACGGCCGACTGCAGCGCCTGGCCGGCGAGGAACTCGCGCACGCTCAGGTCCTCGATCGCGGCCGGCACGCCGTCGGCGAACACCGTCCACGCCGGCACCATCGCGCCGGTCGTCGTGTCCTGAACGTCCGAGCGCTGCTCGATCGTGACCCGGTGTCGCAGTCTGCCGGCCTCGATCACGGAAACACCTCCGCCAGTGGCGCGAGCCGAAAGCACCGCAGCGCCGTCGTCGGCGTGCAGTTGATGACCTCGATGCCGCGCTCCGCCAGGGCGGGGGCGAGCTCGCCGAACCGCTTCAGGAACGTCGCGAACGGGTTGCGCGTGTTGAGCGGGCCCGGATGGTTGCCGAACCAGTGGCGCTTGCCGCCGGTGTCCTGCATGTCGTACCCGAGCAGCACGATCCGCGTCGCGCCGAAGTGCACAGCCAGGTGCAGTGCCTGGTAGCCGGAATTGCTGCCGGTCACCAGGTGCGTCGGACGGTCATCGAACGGCCGGCGGTCGGACGGTTGCAGCGTGTGCACCTCCGGATAGCCCGCATCGGGCCGGATCGAGACCTTGAGCCCCGGGAACTTGAGCGCCCGGTCCGCGTAGCACTTCCACCACTTCGCGTCCGCCGCGTACAGCGCATCGGCCCACGGCGCGAAGGCCGGCACCGTCTGGCCGTTCACGTCGTTGTCGATGCCCTGGTTGCTGACCGCGATCACCCGGCAGCGGCCGCGCACCTGCTCGCACTGCTCCCGGGTCAGGCTCGGGCCGCTCGCCAGGATGGAAACAGTCTGGGAGGGCCACAGCTGCGGCACGCTCCACTCACCCAAGCGCCGGGTCCCTCAGCGGGTAGAGCAGCGCCGTCACGACGGGCGGCAGGAACCCCTGTGCCCACTGCGCACCCTGGCCGCCGTCGCTGCCGCGATGCGCGAAGAACTCCTCGACAAGCAGCAGCGTCGCCTGCTGGACCTCGGCCGGCACGATCGAGTAGCCGCTCGAGTCCGGCTCCGGGTCCACCCAGCCGCTGCTGTCGAGAAAGAAATCCGCGCCGTCGCCCAGGTAGTTCAGCACCGCAGCCGAGGCGCCGCGCACGAGCTGCGTGATCTTCACGTCCTGGTCCGTGCCGATGACCTCGCACTGGTCCTTGGCCTGCTCGAGCGTGACGAGTGACGGAGTCATTTTTCGACGTCCCGGCCGTCCCGACCTTTCTTCACCGCCAGGCGCCACTCAGCCGACGTGCCGGGCTTTGTCGTTGGTGCGTCCACCTGCGCAATCCACCAGGAGCCACCGAAGGTGACGCCGTCGCCGCGCTCATAGGCCTCGCCCTCGCGGAAAATGCCCTTGTCGAGCGGCCCGGGATAGCGGACCTCAGTGACGGTCTTCGCGCCATCGGTGTAGGTGAACACGGTGCGCATTGTCCGATCGCTCGGGTACTCGACCTCCGCGCTCGCGATGCCTCGCACGATTACGATCCAGCCGGCCCCCTCGAGGCCCGCGGCCTCGGCGATCGGCGTCGTCTTGCGGGTCGAGCGCAGCAGCCCGCCGGCGTGGGCCGCGAAGGTCCCGCGCGGGTACGACTTGGCCGGGTCCAGGTCGGGCTGAATGCTGATCTCGAGCGCATCCTTTCCGTCGAGGCCTCGCTCGCCAGGTGGGCCCTGCTCACCCTTTTCGCCTTTCTCCCCACGCTCGCCGGGGTCGCCCTTCAGGTGGGCAAAGAAGGACTTGGAGGATGGGGTGTCGAGTATCGCCTGCGCCACATCCCGTGGATTGGTCGGAGGGCAGTCCTGACCGGCCTCACCCTTCTCGCCCCGCTCGCCCGGCGGCCCCTGCTCGCCCTTCTCGCCGCGCTCCGGGATCCGTGCCGCGACGCGCTCGACCTGGAGCGCGAGCGTCTTGCTGAATCGATCGAAGGTCTCGTTCCAGCGTTCCTCGATCCTCGCGAGCTCCCGCTGGATCACGGCGCGCACGGCGACTGCGGCTCGCTCTGCGAAGTTCTCATCGGTCACGGTTCATCACCTCTATGACGATCGGCATGATTTCCAGCAGGTCGCGATCGTCGCGAAGGAGCAGGTCGATCGGCAGATACGGAATGACGCCGCCGAGGATCACCGCGGGCGGCACCGGAGGCTCGACCGGCGGCGTGCTGGTCGGCCACAGCCCGAGGTAGGCGATCGATATGGCGCCGAACCCGACGCCGAG